GTCCGCCCCACACGGACACTTTCCCCAATTTGTCCGTCCCCCACGGACACACACAGACAGACATGTCCTCTGTACGCACACAGCGGGCAAAATATTAGTGCAATATACACAACTATTACTGGAAATCAATCCAATAATTGTGCATATTGCACTATGAAAATCAGTTATTTTAGAACATTATGGACTTGTGTCCGTGTGTGAGAAACACATACAGGGTTGATGTTTGCGAACATGTGTTTAATGAACAAAATGGTCTTTGAATAAATCTAAATAATGGTGTATGATATATGTATCAAATGAAAGAGAGGTATTAAAAATGAAAAAAGTTAAAGAAAGCGTACAGGAATTGTATCAGGAGAAAGTAGTAACAGAATTTCATATGAGACTTAAAGAAGGATCTACTATTGAAGAGGCTTTTAATAATGCGTCAATACTTGCAAGAGGCATTTCGAACGGTGGAACATATTTAGGATATGAATATGATTACGTAAAAATGCATCGAGTTTTTATCGACAGCAATGATGAATATAGGAGATGAATAAATGACAGATTACGAAGAAAGCTACAAAAATTATCTTGCATGGCTCACTCCACGTGAGCTATTGAAGGAATACAAGATCATGCGTTTCCCGTGGCGTTATCGGGAACGTAAGTGGATTAAAGAAGAGATAGAAAGAAGGTGTGTATATTAATGTTGGATGCTATATTGTGGTTTGGTTTTGGTGCTATATTAATTTTTCCGTATGGAGTTTGGTGTGGGGCAAAATGGTCAGGAGGATATAAGAAATGAAAAATTATTGTGATATATGTTTTACATGTAATGATACTGAATTTTGTCATTCATGTAGCCAGCCAGAGATTTGTTCCGAATTTAAAAAGTGTTTTGATCATAAGCCTTATATAATGTGGGGAGCAATGTCAAGTTTTGACGATATCATGAGATGTGTTGAGAAATGGAGGGTGTACAATGAGCAGACCGTTAAACAGTAAGAAGTCATGGTATAAGGTATATATCAAAGAATTAAATACACCGAATATCATTAAAAGTCAGTGTAAATATAAATGCGATTATCTATTAGTAAAGGCATACACAGGATCAGTCGCAATGGCAATCGTGCAGGACTACGTTGTCGAGTTTGAAGAAAATTTCCGTCCTGTATACTACAACAAATTGGAGGGAGGTGTTCCTATTGACAACAAAAAAGTCTTATTTGAAGAAGAGTAAACCACAAGGTCTTATAAGAACAAAAAACGATTATACACCGCTTGCTCTCGAGTTAACATGGGATATGAAAGACGTTAGAAAAGAGTATTCACGTCTAAGATCAATTTGGCGTAAACGTTATGAAAGATTACTGAAATCTGACTATAAGGATGTTAACCTTGTAAAAGATAGACCGATCCAACGTTACAAACAGTTGAAAGATATTACAAGTGATAGAGAAATCTATCACTTGTTGTCAGAACTAGCAACTATTATTGCATCAGATAGAACAACAGTCACAGGACTGAAAAAACGGGAAAAAGAACAGATGCAACATATCAATGATGTGTATGGAACAGAGTTAAAAACGCATGAGGATTTATTAAATTTTGGGAGTTTTATGGAACAACTCAGAGATTTTGCTTCAGATCGCATATATGATTCTGATTTTGCCGTTGATTTATATTCTGATGGCGAAAAGCTGAGTACAGGCAAAATGTTAGAGCTATATAAGGAATTTTTGAAAACTGGATCACGTAACATTGAAAAATTGAAATCTGGCATAGCAAAGAAAGAAAAAGCGAAACGTCAGAAAAGGAAAGTGGGTAAACGTAAACGTAGGAGGTAACACATGGAAAATCTGTATACTGTCGATACATATAATTATACTAGAATACAGAATTTACCATGTTTACATGACACTAGGTCTAACAAAGGAAGTAAAAAAGCAAAAGGTTATAAAAATTGTCTGTGTGCTTTCGATATCGAAACAACTAGATTGGAAGATATCGAGCAGTCAATAATGTACATCTGGCAGTTTTCAATTCTTTTTCTTGATGATTTACATATTGATACGATAATTGGAAGAACGTGGACAGAATTTGAGTTATTTCTTGATAATCTTATGAATGACGATAACTACGCGTATTACATGATTTTTGTACACAATCTTTCATATGAATTTCAGTTTTTGCGTGGTATATATACATTTTCACCGGATGAAGTTTTTGCCATAAAATCACGAAAAATATTGAAATGTGAAATGTTAGAGCGTTTTGAATTTAGGTGTTCATATCTGCAAACTAATATGTCACTAAATACGTTTACCTCAAAAATGAAAGTAAAACACCAAAAATTATCAGGTGAAAAATTTGATTACAGTAAAAAACGTTTTCCATGGACAGAACTAACCGATTATGAAATAAAGTACAGTACATACGATACAATCGGACTAGTTGAAGCAATGTATAAACGTATGATACTGTCAAATGACAATTTATATACACTTCCCTTAACGTCAACCGGTTATGTACGTCGTGAAACGAAAAAAGCAATGTATGGATGGGCCAGAAAACACAAGGATATTTTTCCGACTATAGATGTTTTCGATCTGCTAGAGGAGGCGTTTCGGGGTGGAGACACTCACGCTAATCGTTATTACTCAGGAACAGTGATACACGCAGACGGTAAAAAGATTCTGGGAATCGGTTCTTATGATAGATCATCATCTTATCCTGACGTTGTGTTGAATTGTGTTTTCCCTATGACACGTTTTGTTTATATCGGATCAATAACTGAGAATGACATAGAGAAGAAACTGGATAGAGGAAAAGCGCTATTATTCCGGTGTAAAATTATAGGCATTGAACAGATCGACAAGTATTACGGAGCGCCCTATATTTCATATTCAAAATGTAGAAATGTTTCCAGTGAAATATTGGATAACGGACGTGTTTTAAGTGCCGACTATATTGAAACAACGCTCACTGATATTGATTATGAGATAATGAAACGTGAGTACAAATGGAAAAATTTAGAAATAACAGAGTGTTACGAAAGCAAATACGGATCACTGCCAGAACCGTTGAAAGACATTTTCCGTAAATATTATACAGACAAAACAGAATTAAAAGGCATAGTGGAACAGGAGCTTTTTTACAATCTGCAAAAGTCATTGCTTAACGCGGGTTACGGAATGATGGTACAGTCACCAGTAAAGCAATCATTAATATTTACAGAATCATCGGGAGATATATATACAGTTGATGAAAATGTGTCACGTGAAACATTACTTGCAAAATATAATAGAACTGCCTTTCTTCCTTATCAATGGGGTGTATGGGTAACAGCATGGGCACGTCTGCGATTGAAAGAGGGTATAAACATAGTTGGAGATCGTTACGTTTACAGTGATACGGATTCAGTAAAATATATAAAAGTAAGAGGTGATAATATTGACGAGTTATTTGATAGATACAATTCTGAGAGAAAAGAGCAAAGTATATCCAATTCCGCATACGCTACAGATCGTTATAGCGTTAAACATTATATGGGGGTGTATGAATTCGAGGACGAGTATATTGAATTCTCCACCATTGGTGCAAAAAAATATGTCTATAGGACTAAAGATGGAAAACTACACGCAACAATCGCAGGAGTTAATAAAAAGCTTGCACCATATGAGTTGGAAGAACATGGAGGAATTGAAGCTTTCAAAATTGGATTTACCTTTTTACGATCAGGAGGAACTGAAAGCGTGTACAATGACGTTCCTTATGGGGATTTCACCGTGGGAAATCATGTTTTAAAAATTACACAAAATGTAGTTATCAGACCGTCAACTTACACAATAGGAATAACAGATGAGTACCGTAGGATTTTGGCAGACGCAAGAACATTAAAAGAATTTAAAGAGACGTTTGACAAAAATTAACATATGTGTTATAATAATTCATGTAAAGAGATATTACAAGGAGGTGAGAATATGAAAATTACACGCTCATTAACAGTTAACAAGATCAACGTTATCTGCTACGATCCTGAGAATAAGTGCGAGATTACAAAAGAATTAGTTCTGATTGGAAATCTTACTGATGACCAGATCAGCAAAGAGATCAAAAAGAGAAATTTTGGAATTGTAATTGACTGGGAAAGAACATCCGAAGAAACAAAATTATACGGGATGGATGCGGAAGTGTTTTTAAAAAATGCAATCATTATCAAAGAAAAGGAGAATTAAATCATGGCAAAGAAACAGTATACTATTATCAATTCATCTTCCACACTGGACACATACACAGAGTACGATCTCATTGAATCACCTGCAATCGTAAGTCTTAAAAATGTTGAAAACAAAGGAATTATATGTGTCGGAGAGTGGGTGGAATATCTCACAGTTGATAACAGCGGAAATGAAATAACCTGCATTTCAGTGCAGGACGCAAACACAGGAGAGGTATTCTCAGGTCAGTCAGCAACTTTCAGAGAATCATTCAAGGATGTTATCGATCGTATTTCTGATATGGAAGAAGTTCCAGATATGTTTTTCATCGAGGTTCTTCACAGGACTTCGAAGTCAGGTCGTGACTATCTTATTTGTGCGCTTGTTTCCCCAGATCGTGCGCTTGCCCGTATGGGATATACTGAGAAGAACGTTCCCATGCCAGAGCCACAGAAATAATATGTTATCGTTGTACGAAAACAGCGGGTATCTTTCGATACCTGCTATTTTGGGATATGGCCAAAAGTTCAATTATGTGTGGGGCGGACGAGGTACGGGGAAAACTTATGGAGGTCTCGAATACTGTATTGAACACAAGAAAATTTTCGTGTATATGCGATCCTTGCAGGCGCAGATTGACACAATCAAAATTCCAGAACTTTCGCCTTTTAAGAAGCTTAACAAAGACAAGGGATGGTCAATCTATCCAAAAACGATTGGAAAAAATGTCGCAGGATTTTACAACACATACACAGATGATAACGGAAAACTGGTGTATACAGGCCCGATTCTAGGTTATGCAATCGCTCTAAATACGTTCGCCAACTTACGTGGTTTCGATGCTTCGGACGTAGAGATAGGAATATATGACGAGTTTATACCGGAAAAACGGGAACGTAAAGTTGAAAATGCGGGATATGCTTTCAAAAATGCATACGAAACAATGAACCGAAACAGAGAACTAGACGGAGAAAAACCTATTCAGTTTTTACTCTTTTCAAACTCTGAAAATCTTTCTTGTAATATGTTCATCGAAAACAACTTAATGGAAAAAGTATCTGCAATGGATATCAAAAAACAATCAGTATCAATCATGCAGGAAAGAGGGATCGGCCTTTTTAATTTATTCGATTCCCCTATTTCAGAAAGAAAAAAGGAAACAGCACTCTATAAAATGTCAGGAGCAGATTCCAATTTCAACCGCATGGCGCTCGGAAATGAGTTCTATTCCGCGGATTATACAGGCATCAAACCGACAAATATTAAAGAATTAATCCCATTATGTCGCATGGACTCCATTACAATATACGAGCTGAAAAACAAAAATACAATATACGTTACCCGTCATCACTCGGGTAACCCCCCAGCATACACACAGTCTGACAAGGATATCAAAGCGTTTCGCAGAGACTATGTGTACCTGTGGGATATGTACCTATCAAATAAGATCACATTTGAGGATATCACATCAAAATCACTTTTTGAAAATTATTTCAAGGACAAGTATTGACTTGTCCTTTTTTATTTGCTATAATCTTTCATAGAAAGACAAGTGTTCGTGGCACACGTACAACACGTTGGGAGCGTGGGATCATAAGGATCCAATGTGCAAGAGTATGTACAGCTCAAGAATTTGTAACACTTAATCTTTCGTCACATATGCAGAGTGTCACAGCCTGCATATGTTTTGTTTCACGTGAAACATTTCTCACCTTTCTTTAATGTTTCACGTGAAACATATTATATGTTGTGCTAATATATAATGGAGGTGAAATATGGACGTTAACTCGTTATCAACTCTTATCAGTAACATTGGAGTGCCTTGCGCTTGCCTTATCGCGACTTTCTACCTCTGGCAGAAAGAAACAGACGCACACAAAGAAGAAATGAAAAACATGACAGACGCACTCAACAACAACACTCAGGCACTCACAAAACTTACAGACCATATTACAGGAAGTGAAAAAAATGACGATTAACTACAACAAAAATATCAGAGGTGTGTATATCGTCACAACGAACGCAGAGCCTCTGATGGTCAGGGCGGAGCCTAACACAGACGGAACCGTTATCGCAGAAATGCCGAAAAACACAAAATGCATCTGTCTAGGATGCTATTCTGGAAACTGGTATGTAGTCACTTACGAACATGGCGGTATTATTTCCACCGGCTTTTCTCACAAAAATTATCTCAGGAGGGATTACAAGATATGACTTTAGACAACTTAATCACACTTATCTCAGCAGGATTCACGAAAGAAGAGATCCTCACAATGTCAGGCGCAGACACCCAGCGTGCCCCACAGCCACAGCCACAGCCACAGCCACAGCCACAGCCACAGCCACAGCCACAGACACAGCCACAGACACAGCCACAGACACAGACACAGTTCTATCCACAGAACTATCAGCAGACACCGGTGCAGGGGGTACAGGGATATACACAGCAGTTTACACAGACACAGCCTCAGTTATATCCACAGGCACAGACACAGCAGATTCAGCAGATCGGGGATCAGAATGATGTGCTGAATGCACTGAAAAGTCTCACAAGTGCGGTACAGAGTAACAATGTTAATCTGATGCAGAACACAGTTCCGAAACAGGTTACAACAGAAGATGCTATTGCTAGCATTATCAATCCACCAAACTATGAGGATTAACAGGGGGTGAAAAAATAATGGCGAATACATTAAGTTTCGATCAGATCAGCACAGTGCTGAATGACATTGTTAAACAGGCCACTGGCGTTGAAACAATGAAAGCAACGGATACAAGTTCGTTCGTAGCACAGGCACAGACAGCATTACTTGTTGGAAATGACAGGATCATGAACAGCATTTCTCAGGTATTAGACAGGACTATTTTTTCTGTACGACCATATAATGCAAAATTTAAAGGGCTGAGAAGAACCACACAACAGTGGGGAAACCATGTGCGTAAGTTGGGTATGTTAGACGATGATTGGGAAAACGATCAGAGACAGCCGTTGGAAGATGATACCACAGTTGATATGTATAAGATCAAAAAAGGTAAAGTATTACAGACAAATTTCTATGGTGGTCAGGTGTTCCAGAGACATAGAACGTATTTCAGAGATCAGTTAGATCAGGCGTTTCGCAATCCGGACGAGTTTGGGCAGTTCATTAGCATGTATACTCAGAACACGATGGATATGATCGAACAGGCACATGAAAGTATGGCACGTGCGTGTGTTGCGAACTATATCGGAGCTAAAAATATCTGGCAATCAGGAGTTACTGAGAGTACAGCGGGGTATACCGGAGAACATATTGTCAAGTTGCTTACTATGTACAATGACGAGAACGGATCACAGTTAACCGCTGATGATGTAAGAAAAGCGGAGAATTTCCCTAATTTCTATAAGTGGGCCTGCGCTAAAATCATGACTTACATGGACTTTTTCACAGAGAGAACAACTAGATTCCATGCAAATATCACGGGAAAAGAGATTGCAAGACACACACCTTTGCGTATGCAGAACATTATGATGTTCAGTCCAGACCTACATACGGCAGATACTACAGTCCTGAGTAATACGTTCCACGATCAGTATCTCAAAATTGCCACAAATGAAAAAGTCAATTTCTGGCAGACACTTGAGAGTCCGATGGGAATTAATGTTACTCCGAGTTACATGAAACCAGACGGAAGTGTTGAACAGGGAGACGCTCAGGTTATGAGCAACATCTTTGCGGTACTGTTTGACGAGGAGGCTATGGGGCTTACCACGATCAAACAGTGGAGTAGTACTACACCTTTCAACAGTGCTGGGGGTTACTGGAATATCTACTATCATTTTACCGATCGTTATTGGAATGATATGACGGAGAACGGGCTTGTTTTCGTTCTGGAATAGGAGGATATAATGGCGGTAACAGTCAATTTTAAGACAACCAGTAAAAGAGTTAACTCTACAGGAATTGTCGGCGGTGATGTTACCGCCGTTTCCTGTAATATAAATGAGCCATGTTCTATTGAGAATCCGCAGATCATACTGAGAAATGGTGGATCAGCACCGAATTGGAATTACTGTGAGATCATTGAATTTGGAAGATCATACTGGGTGGAGGACTGGGAGTACAGAAACAACACATGGATTGCACATTGCGTTGTGGATGTGTTAGCCACGTATCGGGATACAATACAGTCTAGTAACCTGTTTTTTATTCGCAGTTCCACTAGTTTTGACGGCGATGTCATGGATACTTTATACCCAACACTGTCAACACCTGTGAAGAAAAGGACAGTTGTTAACGAGGGTTTATTTCCGGTTGCTGAATATGGACTGAATCAGGGCTATTTTGTATGTGGCATTGTAGGTGAGGATGGACTTACCAATTTCTATGCGTTTATTCCTACTAACTTCGCAGATTTTTGCTCAAAGATATTTTCCACTCTTGACTGGGCGAACATCTCAGGTCAGCAGATCACGGATAGTTTGCTAAAATGTTTGTTCAATCCGTTTCAATATCTGACAAGTGTTATGTGGTTTCCTTCTGAAAATGTTGGCGCAGGAAGTACACAGGTTTCAGAGGTTAAGTTTGGTTTTTGGTCTTGCAATGTGACTGCATTGAAGTTGGGTAATAAGCCTTTTTATAGCAGATCTTTTGATATGCCGATTTCTCAACACCCACAGGTTTCACGTGGAACATTTTTAAATGCGTCTCCGTTTCGTAGGATTCAGTTAACTATTGACCCGTGGGGAACGTTCGATATTGACGGAGGAAAAGTTGCAAGTGCTGAGAGCGTAACAGTCAGTGAAACTATTGACTGTATGAGCGGAGTTGGTGTTATGTCAGTAAGCGCAGGAGGTGTTACGCTGTATACCGGATATGCACAGATTGGAGTTAACATACAGGTGAGTGATTTACGAGCGAATATTATCGAAAGTGGAAGTAATTTGTTAAGTAGTATCGGAAATTTATTTTCGGGCAACTTTTTGGGGAGTGCTTCTGGAATAGCAAATGCAGTTGAGAGTGCTATACCCGATGTACATACAAGAGGTGTTAATGGTACGTTGTTATCAATAGCGCGTATACCTTTCGTTATTGAAACGTTCTATAAAATCACGGATGAAGATAGAGCAGATAATGGTAGACCTTATATGAAAAATGGCACAATGCAGGAGTTAGGCGCTGGGTATTATGTGGTTGAAAATGGTTCGATTAACGTACACGGGGCAACCCGAAACGAAAAAGAGCAGATCAAACAATTCCTTGAGGGGGGTGTTTATTATGCGTAGTTTCCCTGCAAGCAATATATCAATGTTCGTTGCACTTATGACAAGTGCTAACTCAGGTCAGAATCCATGGGGGTCTGGTGGAGCAGGTGGGATCGGAGGTCTGATGCTACAGGCGTGGCAGTGGATCGTGGATAGATGTAACGCACCGGATGTTGGGTATAATCAGGAATACAGAAATGAACAAACTATCAACGGAATAACATACTATGATTGTAGTTCATTAATTTTTTATGGTCTTGGTCATGCGGGTTTTGAAGTCAATTTGACAGCATGGCCTTTCACCACGGAATCAATGCCAACGATACTGAAAAATCTCGGTTTTGAGGAAATAATATTACCTGCCGATTATACTGATTTCAAATTTCAAAAAGGTGATATTCTGTGGATACATGACACATCACTCGGAGGGCATCAACACACAGAAATGATGTATGATGAAACACACTCTATGGGAGCGCACAGCAAATATCTACCACTTCCAGATCAGGTAAGCATTAACACCTATACCGTGTGGGAAAGCACTATACACTATTGGAGAGTGTACAGGTGGCCTTTCTCTGGTGGTGATTGGCAGGCCGGCGGAAACAGTGAGTATTTTGGAAATCCTGAAGCTCCGTTATGTGGAAACAATGAGAAAGCAATAAATAATGCAACTGTGATTTTGAATTATTTCAAATCTCAGGGATGGAGCGTAAATGCTATTGCAGGACTTTGCGGAAATATACAACAGGAAAGCACTTTCAATCCTGCATTGATTGAAATTGGAGGTACTGGACACGGGCTTGTGCAGTGGACACCACCGACTGATTTATATAATGTTCTCGATGTACTATACGGAAATCATGATGATTGGTATGATGGTCAGAAACAGTTGAGTGTTATTTTTGCTGAATTTCAGCAAAGTTCGGGAATTAAAAACTGGGGTATTGAGCCACAGTGGTATAGCACAAGTGCATATCCATTGAGTTGGAGAGAGTGGAGTGTTAGCACACAGGATGCTGGATATTTGTCACTTGCTTTTCAGGCTAACTACGAAAGACCTGCGAGCTTGCATCAGGAACGTGCGGGATATGCTAGAGCGTGGTTTGATTATTTTAATAGCTTATAGGAGGTGAATATATGTTTGGATGTGATACGGGGGTTGGCGCACCTGTGATGTATAATTATATCAATCAGTATAATAGTAGCATAAGCCCGAGCACTAATCACTGCAAAAATACTCAGTTATTCTGGTATTTTCAGAGGTATTTATTGCAAAAAGCTATATCTGTGATGAAATGGGAAGTACCGGATAACTGGGATAAAGATTATTTTTTGTACTGTTTATATTGTTGGGGCACAGTTGCTATCATCAATACAGACAAGTTTGGTGTAATTCCTCAAGGGTGCACGCTCAAGGGGTACAATGTTTTCTACAGACCGGCACAGGCGGTTATCAGCAACCCGCTTTTAAAAGGTGTGATTGAACCTGTAATTGGAGAACAATGTGTTCTTTTTAAATGTACCGCTGACTATGGCGGGATCATGGATTTAGTAGGAAGATACGCGAATGAAATGGCTATCGCTATGGAATCCTTAGATATGAACGTCATGAACAGCAAACTTGCGTATGTTTTCAGAGCAAGAAACAAGGCAGGAGCGGAAAGTCTGAAAAAAGTCATGGATCAGGTCATGAGAGGTGAGTTAGCTGTTTTCTATGACGAAAAACTGAGAATACAGAGGGGAGATCAGACGGAGGATCCGTGGGATTATTTTGTCAATAATTTACGACAGAACTATATTGCGGGAGATGTTCTGGATACACTGAGAAGATTGGAAGAGTTGTTTTGCACTGAGGTTGGTATTCCCTCTGCCAGATCAGACAAGAAAGAAAGAATGATATCTTCCGAAGCTGAAAGCAACGATATTGAAACGTCAACTAGGATGGAAATGTGGTTAGACGGATGGAAGAAAAGTTGTGATGATGTTAAAAAGATGTTTGATGTTGAGGTAAGTGTTGATTGGAGACACAACCCGAGTGAAACATCAGGAGGTGATGAAGATTGAGTTTATTAACCGTTGAGGGATTATATAACTATGATAACACATTGTTTGACGGATTCAATGTTCCTGGCGGGCTTGTGAAACAGATTGCTATTAATACAATTTTGATGCGGACGAGAGAGTTGGAGATTTTATATCCAGATTTTTTCTACATGAAAAATCGTATTACGATATGGAGTAACAAGTATCAAATCAACTGGAAAAAGTTATATGATACGACAGTATTAGAATATAATCCCATAGAAAACTATGATCGTATGGAGGACTGGACAGATACTGATGATGAAACTAGTACCAGCGCAAGAGATAACACACGCAACACAACCAACAGCGTAAAAAGCACTAGCACAAATGAAATTATGAACAGTGTAAACGTAACAGATCAGAACACCGCATTTAACGCAGGACTTGCAGATCACGCGAAACAGATCACTGACGGAGACACAACCGAAAATGGAACTATCACCAACACAGAAACCGGAAAAGACACGGAAAACGAGAGTGTAAATGGTGGTAGAACTGGAAAACATACAAGAACTGGAAGAGCGCATGGAAATATAGGAGTTACAACGTCACAGCAAATGATACAGAGCGAAAGAGATTTAGTAGTTTTTAATCTATATGATGTAATTGCAGAAAGTTTTATCGAAAACTTTTGTTTAATGATTTATTAATAGGGGGTGTTATATTATGAGTATGGAAAATTTAGGTCCTTACAGTAACTTCCACGAACTCAATATGGATTGGTTTCTGGATGAATTTAACAAAGTTATTGCTCAGTGGAAAGCAATGCAGAAAAATTTTGACAACTTACAGGATGCTTTTAACGATCTGAAAAGTTATGTGCAGAATTATTTTAAAAATTTAGATTTGCAGGAAGAAATCAATAATAAAATTGATGATTTAATCAGTAAAGGTGAATTTTGGGAAAATATTCCTAAAATTCTGAGTGTGTTACAGGATATCACAGCGATTAAAAATGAAAACCTCAACAGTGACAATACCATTTATGAGAAAATAAACAACGACTTTACAGACACCGGATTATCTGCCATTTTAGACATTGTGGATAGCTCAAATAATAAAAATGATGGATATACCACATTTAAACTCGATAATAACAAAATCGCTGATTATCGGGCATTAATACCAAAAATACCTACAGCGATCAGCTCAATACCGTCAGGTGTACCTAGAGGTATATGGGAGGTTGCCTACAGTTATGTGGGTAAAAACATTAATTATTTACACACTCACTCAAGTATTTTTGGGACACCGCTTAAAAACGAGAATGGTAGTTGGGGTATGACTTGCTCGCAGTTTGCGTGTGCTGTAATTTTTGGATTAAAATATGAAAATTCTAAATTCAACACAACCTACAACAAATATATTGACGGATTTTATCACGACAGTTATTTACTTGAAAAAATGGCTAACCCAGATAACGAGTGGTGGTCACATCAGTTAGCACCATACGCAATAAGCAAGGGTTTTGCTTTTGTTCCTAAAAGTATATCGGACTGTATGGCAGGTGATATCTTATGCTATGATTTAGGCTCAACTACAGACGAAAAAAGATTCTTGAGAATTGAACATACAGCCGTTTACTCTGGTGAACACACAGACAACGTTTATAGTGTGTTCGAGGTAAGAGACGATAACGGAGCCAGGTATGGTTGGTATGATAATAGTTATTTTAATAAGTGCGTTCTAGCTATTAGATTTCCTATGAGCATAACAAACGTTATAGATGTTATTGCTTCTAATAACGATAGCACGGTTAATCAGAAGAATGATATAGCCCGATTGTATCTTAACGAAAAATTAACAAAAGATGAAATCTATACTTGCGTATGCAAAGTAAAATTTGATGATCCCAACTTTATGTACCCTGCGTTGAGTGATGACAGCACCAGAACAAAATTGTATAGTTATAAAAATAATTTTGTAACATCACCTTGCGATGATGTGTATATTTTCAGCTTTAGAGCAGTATCTGATTATACCGGATTCATTAGATTAATTGGATATCAACAGAATGGTGGTGTAAGCACTAAATCAACATTCTATTGGTGCTTTATTACTAAGGGGTGTGTACAAAACATAAACCATTACGTTGACAAACCATTTATGTATCACTTGACGTATAGAACTATTAACTTAACCGATACAAGTGTGGCGGGCGGATATAAAACACTAAATGGCGATTTTGACGATACCTTTTTAAGTATCCGTTGGTTCGATGTTAATGGTGATAACGAAATCACCAAAATAAGTGTTAGTGATGGAAAGATTTATGTTGGTGTTAAAACTCCTACGTTAACCAAAATTAATGTAAGTATTAGCTTTATAACAACTGACTTAAAATTATAAACATATGTTCGAAAACATCAACCCTGTATGTGTTTCTCACACACGGACACAAGTCCATAATGTTCTAAAATAACTGATTTTCATAGTGCAATATGCACAATTATTGGATTGATTTCCAGTAATAGTTGTGTATATTGCACTAATATTTTGCCCGCTGTGTGCGTACAGAGGACATGTCTGTCTGTGTGTGTCCGTGGGGGACGGACAAATTGGGGAAAGTGTCCGTGTGGGGCGGAC